GGTTTCAATTTGCGAGGTCTGTCAGCCCGAAGCGGTGCGTGTTCTTTGGTGGGATACCCAAGTCCATGGCGAACAAGTCTTTAAAGACAACTACTCCGACATTGCCAAGTTGCTCAAACCATTAGGCGGTGGTGGGACTCACGTCTCATGTGTCAGTGACTACGTAGTTAAGAACAAACTTAAAGCCGAGTGTGTTCTTGTGTTCACTGACGGGTATGTAGAGAGCGGTATCAACTGGAAGATTACTGACCCAACCCTGTGGATGGTTACGCAGCGCCGTGACTTTGAACCGCCCATGGGTAAGAAAGTAATGTTTGGTGATGACTGAAGAATACAAGAAGGAGATGTGGTTGCAGATGACCAAAGTTGCGTACTACTTGGCAGAACAGAATGGAGAATATGAATTGAAATACCGCTATGTCGATGAGATAGCAAAAAGTCTCTTATCTAATCTGCCGAACTCTGCACATTTGTATGCGCTAGAGAGAATTAACACTATCGGTGAGCATCACGATCTATGGAGACAAGTCTTAACTGAACTGGACAAACTGGAGGCTCAGAATGGAGGAAGAATGGAAGGAGATATCTCTAAACGATCAGGAGAACTTTCGGAAAATACAGGAGACGATTGCACGAGGTCTGATTAGGATTCATGGCGAGTGGGCGCACTTAATAGCATTATCAGAAATGCTAAAGGACGATGCTAACCAAGAAGGTTGGCGACTAGTTTTAAATCTTATTGATGAGTTTAATAAAGGAGAAAACAAATGCAAGGACTGAACTACACAAGGCTCAATAGCATCTCAAATAGCATCTCACCCTATCGTGGGTCGGTAAATAGATTCCCTATTGGTAGTCGCAGACATAACACCAAATACTTTCTTGTGCGAGAGGAAGATGGACAACGTGTGTTTGACATCGTTCATGGTCAGCGTTGGAAGCATGTTACTTTGACAAAGGCAGAGCATGACAATCTTGCCAAGCAAGGCTCACCCAAACTGCGCAGTTATCAGCATGGTGATGGGACATGGGAGTACTACACCTACGATGTGTCGCCAAACATACTTGGCGTTGTGCGACCTGACAATACGTTCGAGTTCACTAGCACAAGCTATGGTCAGGGCGATCGAGGCATCTTGTCTACCTATGGGCATGGTGAATTATCTACTAACTCACGCATGGGTGGGATGATATGGACAGGAAGACTCCATGGTAATGGGACTCGCGGTGCATACCCGATCTATCAAGGCATGCGTGTCAACTGTGAAAGTATGCAACCAACCAAGCCAATCACAGTCATTGGTAGGAAAGTCGATCGCAAGGTGGGTAAAGACTTACTGGCTGGTTACACAGACTTCTACATGACGACTGAGGTCATGACCAAGGCGATGGACTACGAGGTGTTTGTGAGAACGATGAACGATGTAGTAAATGAGCATGTGCCTAGTGGTGATTTCTACCTAGACCATAAAGAGTACGCATCGGTAGCAGATAAATTAATTGATACCGCACCGCTTGATTCAGCAATGCTCTACATCTTTGCGTGGGACATTGGCAATATGCGTTGGAACTTGCGTAGGTTCGTGGACTCACAGATGAGTAGGTATAGCGCACATGAGGACACACCGCACACGATGTTCTTGAATCTCAAGCGCAAACTGAACAAGGAGATATACAAAGCAAACGAGAAAGTGTTCAAGAAGGTTGAGTATGTTAATGGAGAGATGTATCCGCCTAGCGAGTGGGGCTACACAGTCATGGTTGATGGAGTGGAGGTGAAACAGTATGACTAAGAAGATAACGATCGAGATCAAGGATGTCTTTGGGCAGTTGAAGTATTACCCAGTGTGCAAAGACGCATTGATTTTTGCCAAGATTGCAGGGACTAAAACTTTGAGTGAAGTGAATCTTAGACGGATTCTAGAACTGGGCTACGAGATAGCCACGTATGAGCAACGATATGTATTACCCGAAACTTTAAGGAGAGAGAAATGATGAATAGATATTATCTTGACGGATTCGGTACAGAGGAACAACTGAACGAGTTGCTTGCCTCAGATGTACTCCCACTGGTGCGTGAGTTGCAATTCAAGTATGGATTGAAGGTCATGGGTAAGGTAATGAATGTGGGCTACCCACAAACAGATAAAGATTCTTACATGATGTGTCACCCCAATGGGCTGGCAGTTGGTAAGGTATGGACTACCAAGGTAGGTGGGGCTAACAACGATCAGTTAGAGTATTGTTTCCGCACACCTTTCTATGCTAAGTCTCGTGGGTCAGATCAGAATGATAGAGAGACTATCCGTAGTACAAAACTCTCATCACTAATGGCAGTACTAAAGCGCCAGGACGCTGTGCGCGATAAGAAGTCCATCATGGATAGCAAAATCAAAATGGTAAGGAATGGCGCTCACTCTCTACGCAAAGCGATGGGTAATAGTGACAAGCAGAACAACTTCACGCCTGATGAGATTCATGCGATGTTGGCTACCTTACTAGGGGAAAGTACCGATGGAATTCCTGTTGCTCTAGACCTAAATAAATGTAAAAATACACTTGACATTTACAAGGAAGCTGATAAGATACGAGATATAAAGAGAGAAGAATCTAAGCGGTTCTTTAAGAATCCTTTCTATCTGATTGGCATTGATGACTATCACCACTTACTCATAGGCAAGTTCAAGATGACTGTATTACATAGCGATACAAGCAAGATCGAGTACGAAGTTATTGAAGACTTCAAGCGGGTCAAGACGATCGAGGAGTATCCCGAGTTAGTGCCACTGATGACAATGATGAAAGTCTCATACGAGAACAAAGAAATGCGCAGGATTGGTAAGCTGAATTTTCCATTACAAGATAAGTATGACGAGGGGCTTGACGCAGTATTCTTTTACAGTGGCTCGCCCACGAACTATGAGCAAGCATGGATGGCTACCCCATGCCCCACTTGATTGGGGAAATGAGTCCTGTGGTTCACCCCAAGAATTGGGATTTGATTCGTCTGCCTATTCGTAAGTTGAACGACGAGTACATCGTGTATGTGGCTGATGGGTTTCATCGCATATACACCGATGACACTCTGCCTGATGTGTTGAAGTCTAAGTTTGCAATGATTAACGCTAACGGAGAAAAGTTTTTGCCTGATTCAAAAATACTTAGACTGACACTCTACACAAACACACACGCCCCCGAACTCGATGAGGTTGGGTGGAGGGCGAGCGAGACCTACTACTGCCTAGTTGTAGATCGATTAACTTTAGAGTCACTGAAGGGTGGGATACAAAATGACGCCTGAGGGAACAGTCAAGAAGAAGATCAAAGATATTCTCCACGCAAAGGGAGCCTACTTCACCATGCCGATCGGTACTGGCTATGGTTCGGCAGGTGTCCCTGACTTTGTGATTTGTTACAAGGGGAGGTTCATTGGGGTAGAAGCAAAAGCTAACGGCAACAAGCCTACTGCCCTACAAGAGAAACATATGTCGGCAATTCGTGGGCATGGTGGGTTCACCCTTGTCGTTGATGAAACAAACATTGATGCGCTAACGCGTCTATTGGAACAGTTATGAATGAAGAAGATCGTAGCAATCTGCGTGACCTACACGCTGGCTTTGCGCTAGTGGGTTTATTAATGAACACGAAAGGAGGGATAGTAGAAGAAGTAGCAATTACCGCATACAGGTTCGCAGATGCTATGCAAGAAGCACGAGACCAACATAGTGTTGGCATCGTATCAATTAAACGCCAAGCCAAAAAGGAGAAGGCAAATGAGTAAAACTAATCGTATGTTACAAGTCCGCAAGATGTTGGAAGTCAATCCCAAGATCAAGACCGCAGAAGTGGTAGCCAAGCTAGGCATCGCCAAGTCCTATGCCTACGTGCTGATGAGCAAGGCAAGGAAGATGAACAAAGAGTCTAAGCCACAAGGCAAGCTACTCTATCGCCTAACAGGTACACAAGCGATCATGGCGCACAAGATGGGTATCCCAATCGACGACTACGCTAGGGCTGAAGGCGAAGTTGTAGGCATAGCGCCTGACCCAGTTAAGTTTGAGCCAGTGAAAGCTGACCCAGTTAATCACCCTGCGCACTACACCACAGGTGGCATCGAGACCATCGACTTCATCGAGGCGAAGAAGCTTGGGTACAACTTGGGTAATGTCGTCAAATACATTACTAGATCAGGACTCAAGGGCAATCAGTTAGAAGACTTGCGCAAAGCGCAATGGTATCTTTCTCGTGAAATCGCCACACTGAAGTAAACCCCGAGGGCATGGTTCGCCATGCCTTTTTTTGTATCTGTACTTTTTGTTAAATAGCCTCCCATGCTTCAGTGGGTCGCTATTTTGAAACCAGTTATTAAAAGGAGAAAGTCATGCTGACTGGAGTAGAAATCTTATTGGAAAGAATGAAGACCAACCCCGAAGAATTCATTGAGGGAGGGCTATCAAAGTGGTCACGAGTGATGGACGCTGGATGGTCTGTCATGACTGTAGAAGAACAGAAAGCGTTGCAGGATGCGCTGACTGAAGCCAAGCGCGAGCAGTTCAATGGCGAGGTCATGCGCGTGTTGGCGCAAGGTCACGATGATCGAGTGACTATGGATTCAGAGCCATATCTTGGCAAGAAAAATCTTATGCCGAGTAGTGCGATCGTCTCGTCAAAGAGCATGATTGCTCAAACTACAGGTATTCTTAATCAAGAGTTTGACAAAGCCTATGCGGGACAAAACACCGCAAATAATTCAGCGTGGTGGGATGGCACATCCCCCTATCAACAGAGAAAATAAATGCCAAGACCTAAACCCCCCGCGCCTCTCATCGGAAGGCAGATCAGACTGTCTGACAAGCAGTGGTTGATACTCAACCAACTTGGCGGTGCGGAATGGTTGCGCACACTCTTAGAGAAGAAAGCGCCATTCCCTGCATCGTATTACAAAAAACTTTTAGAGAAACAAAATGTCACTGATAACGATTGACTTTGAGACTTACTACGATAGCAAGATCAAGCTAGGCTTCAAGCATCAAACAACCGAGGAATACATACGCGATAAGCGTTTTGAAGTTATCGGTATGGGCGTGAAGGTTGACGATGAGCCGACTGTCTGGATGTCAGGCGGTAAGGATAAGCTAAAAGAATTCTTATCGTCATTTGATTGGGGCAGCAGCGCCCTTCTGTGCCACAACACCCTGTTCGATGGAGCAATTCTTAGTTGGATCTACGGCATCACGCCCGCGTTCATGTTCGACACTCTATGTATGGCGAGAGCAATTCATGGTGTAGAGGCAGGCGGTTCACTCAAGGCGTTGGCTGACCGCTATGAGATTGGCGTGAAAGGCGAGGAAGTGATTGCCGCCGAAGGTAAGGCTAGGCTCGACTTCAACAAAGAAGAACTCGAGCGATACGGTGAGTATTGCAAAAACGACGTTGACCTCACCCTCAAACTGTTCAAGATATTGTCGAGCGCGTTCCCTGAGAACGAGATGAAGCTGATCGACATGACTCTGCGGATGTTCACGCACCCAGTGTTCTTTGTTGATGACGCGCTACTGCAAGAGCGCTACGACGAACTCAAAGATGAGAAAGAACAACTGCTCGAAGGCTTGATGGAGAAACTCAAGTGCGAAACTGCCGAGGCTGTGCGTAAACGCCTAGCCAGTAATAAACAGTTTGCTGAAGTGTTAGTCGAGCGCGGGGTTGAGGCTCCGATGAAAGAAAGCAAAACCACAGGGAAACAAACTTATGCACTTGCTAAAAATGATGAGGGATTTCTTAAACTCACTGAGCATGACGACCCCTTTATCCAACAACTCTGCTCAGTCAGACTTGGAACCAAATCCACAATCGAGGAGTCAAGGATTGAGAGATTCATTGATGTCGGGAAAAGAAATAAAGGCAGGTTACCCATACCTCTTAAATACTACGGAGCGCATACAGGTCGTTGGGCAGGCTCAGACAAAGTTAACTTTCAAAACCTTCCTAGCCGAGACAAGAAGAAAAAGGCTCTCAAGAACGCGGTGGTTGCGCCCGATGACCACATCGTTATCAACTGCGACTCGTCTCAAATCGAGGCGCGTGTCCTCGTCTGGTTGGCAGGCCAAGATGATGTTGTCGAGCAGTTTCGCAGGGGAGAGGATGTCTATTCGCTCTTCGCAACCAAAATATATGATCGTCCAATCTCCAAGGCTGACCCCGTTGAAAGATTCGTGGGTAAGACCTGCATCTTAGGTCTAGGCTATGGGACTGGGGCATTAAAGTTACAGCACACGCTCAAGACACAACCACCCGGGGCAATCGTTACTGAAGACGAGGCTAAGAACTATGTTGATACATACCGAGACGCCAACGACAAGGTAATTAAGCTATGGCGTGATGGGGACAAGGCGATCGCTGACCTAGCCAACTGGGATGACAAACTCAAGCCGTATTACTACGGCAAACACAAGTGCCTCAAGATCACAAAGGAAGGGGTGGGCTTGCCCAACGGACTGATGATCCGATACCCCGACCTCAAACTCAACACTGATGAGGCTAAAAGCCAATACGTTTACAAGTCACGCAAGGGCCCCGTGTCACTGTGGGGTGGGTCGCTAGTTGAGAACGTAGTTCAAGCCTTGGCGCGAATCATTGTGGGAGAGCAGATGATCAAGATCAACGAGAAGTATCGCGTTGCCCTGACTGTCCATGATGCGGCAGTGATCGTGGTTCCCGAAGCGGAGAAGGATGAGGCGCTTGCATATATCGTCGAGTGCATGTCTACGCCCCCCGCATGGGCTAGTGGTTTACCCGTAACTTGCGAAGCAAAGTACGCACAGACCTATGGCGAATGTTAATATGTAAAATAAAAGGAGACTTAAGATGGAGAAAATGGTAGAATTATATAAGCGGGTAATGCGTCGCGTCACACTGGTAGAGATCACCCAAGAGGAGTTGCGTATGGCACAGTTAGAGAAACTCAAAGCTGAATCAGCGGCAGACTACGCCAAGAGCGTAGTGGCGTACAACGAGGCAAGGATTGCTAGATTGAACAAGCGCATCTCTGAATACAAGGCAGAAGAAGCATGAGAGGCACTGGATTTGGAAATATTCTTGCAGGCAACATTGCGGCTCTTAAAGGACAACAGAGGAACGAAAAGCGCATGAGCCAAAAATGGAAAATGTGTTGGAAATGCCAAAAAGATAAGTCTCCGGTTGGCGGCTATCTTAGGATTATGGCAGGGCTACACAAGTTTATTTGCAAGGATTGCATGGACGCCAAGCAGGAGGAGAAGTCATGACTTGGCCTTTCCCTCCGTTCCCAAACCCCAAGGACACGGGCAACCGAGTACCTAAGTTTAACCCTGACAACCACGAGGATGCACCGCTATGACTGATGACGACGACATTCAAGACTACGTTAACCCAAAAGAGGAACGTAATAAAGTCTTAGAAGAAGTAGCCCTTGAGTTTGACAAGATGAAAGCCTTTGGCGACACAGCGGCAAGTTTTGCCGCATTTGTAAGGAACATGAAGCGATGAGAAACCTGAGTGAAACCACCGCAAGACAAACCATTGCCATGATGCGTTCGATCGCAAGTAAAAAACCGATCACGCCTTTTCATTTGATGGCGGCAGATCAGATGGAACAACTCTTAGAAGAAGTTTTGAAATACAGGAAAGAAAAGAAATGAGCTTCACATGGTCTTTCTCGTCTTACAAGCAGTACCTCAACTGCCCCAAGCAGTACCAAGAAATCAAGGTACTTAAGCGCTTCTATATTAAGCCAACCGCGCAGATGAACTACGGCAACGAGGTACACAAGGCTTGTGAAGATTACGTTGGCGAAGGCAAGCCTCTTGCCAAGAACTACCAGCAGTTCAAACCTGTGCTTGACACGCTCATGGAGATTGAGGGAACTAGGTATCCCGAACAGAGGATGGCGCTTGATGCTGAAGGTAAAGCCTGTGAGTACGGCAAGGGCTACTGGGTGCGAGGCGTCGTGGACTTGATGATCATCGATGGGGATACTGCGTTCATCATCGACTACAAGACTGGAAGCAACAAGTACCCTGAGCCAAAACAGTTAAAGCTAATGGCGCTCATGGCGTTCGCTCACTATCCACAGATTGAACGAATCAAAGCAGGTTTACTCTTCGTAGTGCATAACAGTTTTATGACTGAAGAATATTCTAGAGAAGACATACCCAAGCTTTGGGATGCTTTTTATTCTGACTTGGGTAGAATGGAAGCATCGTATACAAACGATGTTTGGAACCCTAATCCAACGCCTCTATGCGGCTGGTGTCCTGTGAACACTTGCCCTCATCACAAGGAAAGATAATGGCTTACGTTAATAAACCTAGACCTTACGACAAAGAGTACCAACAACAAAAGGCTCGTGGCGAACATGAGCGTCGCATGGAGCGTCAGCGTGGTCGTCGTTCAATCGACAAGACAGGCGCAGATGCTAACGGCAATGGTAAGGCTGATAAGCGTGAAGGTAAGGATGTATCCCACGTTAAAGCCCTCGACAAAGGCGGCTCTAACAAGGATGGTCTGCGCATTCAAAGTGCGGCAAAGAATCGTTCATTCAAGCGTGACTCCCAAGGAAACTTGGTATCAGAGACTAGTAAGAAAGAACGTAAGAAGTAATCTCTACTGTTAGGCATGAGTGAGTAGGCTCGGGGGGTGTCGTTGATCTTGCAGTTGCTTGCCCCTTTTATAACCATGTCAGTTAAGCGGTGTTAGATCTCCCTCTCCTTTCAAACACGACAGGCTTGACCGACTAGCCCCCGTAAGGGGCTACGTTTTAATTTAGTAAGGAACAGTATGAATGTAGTAGACGACACAGTTGTTCGGATGGTAGTCCCATCTAGCGACTTGCAATTTCTAGTAGGACACATAGACCGATGCGAGGTGCTGAAAGACGATGGCACAAATGCAGAAGTGGTGGTGTACTGGGGCGTACCCGAGATGCAACGCCTTGTACGTGTCTATGGAGATGCTCCTAATCCAATGCTCAAAGAGTACGAATGGCCGGGAATGTATCAACCGTTCGCTCACCAAAAAGTTACAGCATCGTTCCTTGCCTTACGAGATCGCTGTTTCTGTTTCAACGAAGCTGGCACAGGCAAGACCTCCTCAGTCATATGGGCGGCAGATTACTTGATGCAGTTGGGGATAGTCAAACGAGTCCTAGTTGTCTGCCCTTTGTCCATCATGTACTCAGCGTGGCAAGCAGATATCTTCAAGACCGCCATGCACAGAACGGTCGGCGTAGCCTACGGAGACGCATCCAAACGCAAGAAGATCATCAACGGAGAGTACGAATTCGTAGTCATCAACTTCGATGGGGTCAATATTGTTCAAGAAGATATTAGTAAAGTAGGGTTTGACCTAATTGTTATTGATGAAGCCAACGCATATAAAACAGTATCTACAAAACGTTGGAAGACCTTGGCTAAACTGATCACCCCCTCAACCCGTCTATGGATGATGACAGGCACACCTGCCTCACAGTCTCCACTGGATGCGTTCGGCTTGGCAAAGCTAGTCAACCCCGCAGGCGTACCCAAGTACTTCACTGCTTGGCGCGATCGTGTGATGCAACCGATCAGCAAGTTCAAGTGGATACCCCGCGCTATCGCACAGCAAGAGGTGTTTGGCGCTCTCCAACCTGCGATCCGTTTCGAGAAGGCGGACTGCCTTGACCTGCCTGAGTTGGTGTACCAGACCCGTGAAGTGCCACTGACGGCCCAGGTGAATAGATATTACCGTGAGTTAAAGAACCAACTGCTGATAGAAGCAGCAGGTGAGCAGATCAGCGCTGTCAACGCGGCAGCCAAGCTGAGTAAGTTGTTGCAGTTGTCGGGAGGAGCAATCTATACCGATGACAAGGAGGTGGTGGAGTTTGACGTGTCACCACGCCTGAATGCACTGATGGAGGTGTTAGAAGAGACCAAGCACAAGGTAGTCGTGTTTGTTCCTTTCCGCCACACCATCGTATTAGTCGCACGTCATTTAAGTTCACAAGGAGTAGCCAATGAAGTTATCAACGGAGATGTACCTGCAAGGGAGCGGTCTGAGATCATCAACCGATTCCAAACACAAACTGATCCAAGAGTTTTAGTCATTCAACCACAGTCCGCATCGCATGGTGTCACGTTAACTGCCGCAGACACCGTTGTGTTTTGGTCTCCCGTTATGAGCGTTGAGACATACCTGCAATGCGTCGCCCGTATTGATCGAGTCGGTCAGAAGAACAGCATGACAGTTGTCCATCTGCAAGGCTCAGAAGCCGAACGCAAGGTCTATCAGATGTTGCAAGGCAAGGTCGATACGCACGAACGACTAGTCGATCTGTACAAAGAGGAGTTAGGGATATGAGTGAAACTACTGAGTTAAATCTCGATGAATTAGTAAAAATATACTTGACAATACGGAATGAGCGTGAGAAACTCAAGTCTGGTTGGGAAGTAAAAGATGGTGAGTTAGAGCAGGAGATGAAACTGCTAGAGCAATCCATGCTAACGGTCTGCAACGATACGAACGCAAGCAGTATCCGCACAGAAAGTGGCACAGTGATTCGGTCTCTCAAGGAACGATTCACTACAAATGACTGGGACAACTTCAAGAAGTTTGTTCTGGACAACGAGGCGATTGACTTGCTGGAGCGTCGTATCCATCAGGGCAATTTCAAGGAGTTCATGGCTGAGCACAAAGACGATGGTCTACCGCCCGGCGTGAATGTAATGAGGGAGTTCACGATTGTCGTGCGCAAACCCTCCAATTAAGTTCAATTTAGTAACAGGAAAATTATCATGAGTAACGATCTCGCAACAATGTTCAGCGGTGCAATGACCCCTATCGCTGGTTTAGATGAAGACACACTTGCCGTTGCAGGTGGCGCTCGTCAGGGTAGCAAACGCATCTCCATCAAGGGTGGCGTGTTCCGCAAGTATTCTGGTGGTAAAGAAATCGGTGCGATCGAAGATCGCCACATGAACGTGATCTTCGTCAAGATGGCTCACAAAGCCTCCCGTATGTTCTATGACGCAACGTACCAAGAAGGTCAGAAGGTCAGCCCAGTGTGCTGGTCTACTGACTCTGAGAAGCCCGATGCAGATGTTAAAAACCCTTGCGCTTCCGCTTGCCTTGACTGCGATAAAGCGGTCAAAGGTTCGGGTCAAGGCGGTACAGGTACAGCTTGCCGCTTGTCATGGCGCACAGCCGTGGTCTTGCCTAACGATCCATCAGGCGATGTGATGCAGTTGGTGTTGCCTGCTACTTCATCGTTCGGCAAGGAAGACAATGGTCGCTGGCCTTTCCGCCCGTATATCCAACACTTAGCAAGCCACAACGTAAGCGCTGGCCGGGTGATCACTAAGATGGCCTTCGATACAAAATCTCCTACGCCAAAGGTTGTGTTCTCACCAGCTGGTAAGGTTCCCGATGAGGATTTGTTGACGATTGCCGCACAAGCCAAGAGCCCTGCCGCTGAAGCCGCTATCAAGATGAACGTGTTCCAAGCGGATAGCACAG